CAAGTTCTTCCTGGTATGCGAAATATTCATACCACTGAAATAATTAACAAAGAATACACTCGAAAATATCCTGATGTGAGACCAGAACAAGCTGCGTACTTGTGCAGAAGTAATGCTGATCCTGGAGTGGTTAAGCGTATCCATTCTACAATGCTTAAACTAAATTCCGAAGGTATCAGTGAAATATCCTATCTTACTCATTCCCAAAAACGGAGATGGACTCTTCGTTCCGCCTTTTTAAAAATAGAAAATTTATTATATCAAACAAGAGGCGGTTTAAAGGACAAAGCTCCTAGAAATATTAGTGGAGCTCAAGCTGAATTTATAGCTTTAGTTGGACCCTGGATGATGGCATGTCAAGACAGATTAAAGAGATCTTGGAATAAAGATTTTTTTATAACATTTTCCAGTGGAAAAACTAATGAACAAATTGGTGAAATATGTGAAGATAATGAAAATAAAAATGTTTTTGAAGATGATATTGGTTTGTTTGACGCAAGTGTCAGCAAACGATTATTAAAGATGGAACATTGGTTGTTCAAAAAGTTTGGTGCACCACGTGCCGTTTTAGATTTAGTTGAAGCTAATATATCAACTAGAGCTAGAACTAAACACGGTTTCTTCTATCGAGTTAAAGATGGTAGAAAATCTGGTGACCCATACACTTCTTTGGGTAACTCCATGTTAAATGGTTTAATGCATTATTATATATATAAACGTCATTTTAATCTATCAACAAGGAGAACAATGGTAGAATTAAAGATGATTGTCCAAGGGGATGATAACCTAGGTTTTGCTAGTAGGCGTGTGAATTGGCAACCTTACATGCGCTTATTAGGCTTCGAAAGTGAAGCAATCAATAGGAATAGTATTTTTGATGCTGAATTCTGTAGTTCTAGAATTTACCCTACCGAGTCTGGTTTAGTCATGGGACCTAAGCCTGGCAGAGTTATAAGTAAGTTCGGCTATTTTGTTCAGCCTCCCAAAGATATTGATCCAAAATCCCTGCTTAGAGGTTCAGCTCTAGGCTTGTATAAACAATGTAGTTTTATTCCACCGGTAAAAATCTTTCTAGACAAAGTTCTAGAATATACCAAAGGCTACAAAGAGCATTTTATCAAGGATGGTGATTGGAAGTTAAAAACAGCTTCTTTTCACAAGCCTAATGCTCATACTTATCAAGTTCTTGATTATCATTATGGGTATTCTGAACGTTATGATGATATTCTTCTCAAACAATTACCAGTTTCGCCTCATCATATCACTTTTCCTTTCTTACAAACAATGTTTGATAAGGATACAAGTGGACCCAAATTATGGTTTCGAGAAACTTAACCGCTGTTTTTTCTGTTCGGTTTGTTTTTTAATCATTTGCTTTGGCCATGAATTCTGCAGCTAGTTTTGTAACAAACTAACGCGTTAATAGAGTAGTCATTCTCTCATACACGTTTTTGAAACTTGACAATGTGACTGTGGTCTTATATCATGTTGGTTAAAGGATGAATCAAAAGGGAGTCGGTAGCCCTCTATTGGATTGAAAGGTCCGATACCTTAATTAGTTGATGTGTAGAAGCAATATTTGGATGGCCTACGGGAGTCGTCCATTTATTGTTCAGGCTTTGGAACGAACCTGCGCATTCGAGTTATCCTCTCATTAGATGGTGCCTTACCACACATTGGTAAGCGTTGGTAACGACATAACCCTTTATTAATATATCTGTAATAAAGATTATTTATATGTATTCTAAAATTCTGTCCCTTGAGTTTTATGGAAAAAGACTGACTTAATAGTGTCTGTATCGGTCACGGTATAGTCTATTATTTAATTCCTTGTAGAAGAGGAAAGTAGAATCATCTGTAATTCAATAGTAGGAGTGATGGGTGGAACCTCGTCTGATTCGCGAGTAGTACTCCAATTATATATATATTTATAAAGAGTCAATGTAGATAGAACTTGATTAATTAACGTATTATAAAAGCGT